AGTACCAAGAATGAGAAGTACACTATGCTCACTAAAACTGTACCCATCACCGGTATGAAGCGGATGAAGGAAAGCGTTGGGTACAATACCAATAAGGGTGCTGAGATTGTCGTGTGCATCGATGGTGAGGTAAATGATATCTTCCATGTGCTGATCCATGAGTTGGCACACTGCACGGTTAAGGAGTATTCACATTCTGAAAAGTTTTGGCAGAACTATATCGAACTTCGCGACATGTGTGTAGAGTTAGGAATTTATCAGCAGATACCAGATAAGAAGGGATTCTGTGGTCAGCATATTCAGGATAAATAATATTGTTGTAAATTAAATGAAAACGCCTGTCAGTATACTGCTGATGGCCATCGCCTATTGGGTGGCTATTTATGGGGCGACTTTGGTGCCTCAACTTGTAAAGAACTATTACATTAACATCATTTGGATGACTGTAGTTATACCTAACCTCATGCGTTTTGCGATTGGAAACATCCCTCGACTCGCGGTCGACCGTGTATTCTTTCTCACGTCAACCCTCATTGCACTTATCTTGACATTTGCAATTAACCTACTTTCTAAAGAAACAAAGGAAGCTGTGACAGATTCCGATGCGTCCACAAGCAAGAAACTTAAATTGAGTGCCTTGCTCGCGGGGACATTCGCTATGGGTGCCCTAGCGACCTATTTTATGGGTATTGATACCTCTATCTACAGTAATATGGGATGGGAAACGACTGTTTAAGGTCTGACCACATAGTCCTTCACGATGTAAAAGGCTACAGCCGCCACGACACCAGTGGTGGCGAGCCCAACAACACTCCTACCCCCCTGTTCGTTAAGGAACTTGGGGATAGAAGTCGCAAGTCGATCCTGGATGGGTTTGCTCACGGCACCAGCGGTGCATACAGCCACGAGGAGGGCGGTGAGCTGTTCATCTGTGAGATTCAAGGGGTTCTTTTTCTCAGGTTCAGCGGGGGCTTGGGCAGATGGGTAAGCACCCTGGGGTTGGGGTGCGGTCATCTGAGGCATCATACCCTGCATCCGGGGCTCGTCGTTCATCATAGGGGGGTCCATCATAATATCGTTAATGGGGGTAGAATCCATCGTCTCTTTACTTTGACTTATATTTTTTTCACCTCCATTTTGCATAAAAGACGTGGAAGGATTGTCATGAAGGGGAACCATTCCCTCACCGTCATCGGATAAATTCATTGTATTCACTTGGACTGAAGCCATCTATTATATCACTATGTTTTTGGAAAAGTAATAGTACGCAATTATTTCCTCTTGGTGATTGTAAGAGCAGTTTTCTTCGACGCCTTCTTTGCATCCTGTTCCTTCTGATCCATGTGCTTGGGGTTGTACATCTTGTTGTGAAGTTTCCACAGATCTGGACCACCTACCCTGAAGTTTTTCCTAACTGTTGCTTTGTACCAAAAAACACAATCTTGAATCCTATTGGATTTCACTGTATTATCCAATACAAGACATTCGTAATTTTCTGTACATGCATCCATTACCTTATTGAACATATCGAAACTTGGGAAAATACCAAAAAATGATTTATACAACTTTTCTCTATTCTGGAGGATATTCTCCCTGAGGAGGAAGACATAATCAACATTGGCTCGAAGTGCTGGAGGTAAATCCATACAGTATTGCATCGTCAACATGAAGAAAATCTTCCAGTGCCTACCATTCATAAAACATTGTCGAATACAAGGATCTTTGAGAAACTTATTGTCGTACATACAATCATCTAAAAGCATAAAAGCGCCACAATTTTTTTTACCGGCACCCACCAACTTACGCTGTCTCGCCATGACTCTCTCAATAGCATCTTTATCGTAATCACCGTACACGAATAAATCGGGGATGAACTCGGAGTAGAAATGATTCCCTTCTTCTGTTCCTGAAAGAACAATACCAGCTGGAAGATGTTTCTTATGATACATGATATCTTTCACGAGGGTTGATTTACCTGTATTACGCTTACCGATAAATACGATGACCTTATCGTCGGCGATACTTTCAGGTCTGAATTTCTTCAACTGAAGATCCATTCTACTCTAGTGTCTCGTTTTATTTAGCAAAATTTTACTCATATAGAGTAGGAATGGCTGGTCGTCTGAGACTTGCCGCCACCGGAGTTCAAGATGAATGGCTCACAGGTGAACCACAATTTTCATACTTCCTGACGAATTTCAAAAGACATACAAAGTTTGCATTCGACTATGTGGAGAGTCAGTTTGATAGACAGATTGACTTTGGAAAGATTGTAACTTGTAGAATACCCAATGATAAAGGTGATCTCGTCAGTAATTTTACACTTAAGGTGACTCTACAAGATCCAACCCCTGATCCAGGTGGTCAAAATAAAACCATCTGGTCTCCTTCTATCATAACACATCTTATCGAATATGCAGAACTTCTTATCGGTGGACAGCCCGTAGAGAAGATCACAGGCGAATACATTTATATGCATCAACAACTCCATAATACCAATGATGATATAGAACAGACTTTGTATTTTCTAAATGGACATGGGAATATATTGAGTTATCAGTCTGGTACACCTTATACCTATTTCATAGATCTTCCATTCTATTTTTATAGAAATCCATCACTCGCCATACCGACCTGTGCACTGACTAAACAACTCGTTGAATTACGAATTAAAATAAGACCCCTCAAAGATCTAATCTTTGGTGGAGCTCCTTCGGGTGTTACCAGCTCGATTGAGAAGTTTTCGGTTGATACAGAGTTTGTCTACGTGACACCAGATGAAAGAAACTTTTTAATGTCCAGACCCCTCGATTATGTCATCACACAGGTGCAATTAGCACAATTCAAAATGAAAGCTGGTGAAAATGAAAAGTCTGTAATGCTCAACTTTTCTCACCCTGTCAAGGAACTGTATTTCGTTTCACAATCCGAACAGTCGGTTCAAAACAACTATCCAAATGAATATAACACAATATCAACTGCATCATTGAGATTCAATAATGAACTCGTATTCAAACGAGATACAAAGTTTATCGCATATGAACAAGCTCTCAAACATCATGTGAATTCCCCATTCGCAGGTGTAATCACACCTGGTGGTGTATTTGGTAATGACAAATTCGGACCCGCCAAGTTTGGTATGTATTCTTTCGCACTGAGTCCCGAACGAGCACACCCAACCGGGCAAGTGAACATGAGTCGGATCTCCCATAAACTGTTTACGATTAAGATAGACCCTATAAACGACGGGGTTGAGAATCACACTAGAGTGTACGCAATAAACTATAATGTTCTGCGTATCGAAAGTGGTTTAGCGGGATTAAAATTTTAGGTTGATATAGTAGTAATGGCTGGACAAGTTCAGCTTGCAGCATCTGGACCTCAAGAGAAGTACTTCACGCTGAACCCAGACTACAGTTATTTTGTAGAAAGTTTCAAAAAACATTCAAACTTTTCTACTCAGTACGTTGATATAGAACCTGAAAACCAGGTAAACTTTGGAAGTAAAGTTCAATTCAGAGTTCCTCAAAATAATGGGGATCTCCTAAAGACATTGAGTGTGAAGTTCACACTCCCACCCCTGACCAATAATATGATATACATCGAGTCTGTTGGTCATGCACTCATAGAATATGTAGATCTGATTATAGGTGGAAAAGTGATACAAAGAATCACCAGTGACTATCTCCAAATATATTCCGAACATTACATTACACAAACGAAACAAAAAGCACTAGAGCAACTCATCGGGAAATATCCTTTGAGAACCTCTGATAAACTTGTTTCACAGGTTGCGAATAATGCTGGTATAATTATCAATGGCACTTTAGGTTTGGGAACGGAGGAAAACTTCTTCGTGGATCTTCCATTCTATTTTCACGAACATCCAGAATTAGCGGTACCCCTATGTGCTATAAACAAACAAGAAGTTGAAGTTGAGTTCAAGTTGAGAAATGCACAAGATATCGTGATAAAGATCAATGGCAATTACGAAAAACTTGAACAGGGTATAAGTATTTCAGACTTTCAATTGTGTTCAGAACTCGTATATCTTGATTGTGTTGAAAAGGTGAAAATACAGAATACATCTAGAGATTACTTGATTACCCAAATACAGGAGAATGTTTTTGATGTAGGTCTAGGTGTAAACGAGGGTTCTTTCAAGTTAGATATCGTAAACCCGGTCAAAGAGTTATATTTTGTGATTCAACGTCAGGGTACTACGGGTGATGGAATCACTCCGGGTAATTTCGTTACACCATTTGATTACGACAACCTGTATGCAGTCATAGATGATAAACTCATTCTCTATGAAAATCTAGACTATCTCACCCTCACCCTTGATGGTCAGGACATTATCACACAGGATACAGGTAATGTCATATTTCTTAAAGCTATCCAGGCGGCAATTCACCACTCTAAGACACAACTCATTCGAAGATTCTACTCGTATAGTTTCGCTCTTCAACCAGAAGAATGGTATCCAACGGGTCAGGTTAATTTCAGTCTCGTAAAAGAGCAAATATTAGACCTAAGTCTTACACCATGTATAGATTTTCCAAGACAAGTTCGAGTATACGCTGTAAACTACAACATCCTTCGTGTAGGTGAGGGAACTGCTAAAACTATTTTTGATCTCAAATACTAAAGATGAATATGCAAACTGGTTTCGGTGATGGGGGTGATGGTATGGTTGAACAGTACATTCAAACTATGACCAATCTTCTTCTCCCC